GCTTTGTGGATCGTTTGCCATATATATTCTCCTACAAAGTATTTAGTTGACTTTTTAATGTGCGTATATTATAATAGTAACAACATAACCGGAGATCAAATGAGAAAACAAAATTATTTAAACAACAAAGATTTGCTTGCAGAAATACACAAGTCAAAGAGTAAATTTTCAAGTTTTGTCGATCCAGAATATAATCAATACGACATTATACTAGACGACATAGACAAAATTAATATAAGAACTATAGCAGAAGCTAAAAGAAATAAAGCAAAACGTCTTTCACAAGCAGATTACACTACTCGAAAATCGGCAGGTGAAAAAGTAAAACAAGCAGACTGCGAAGTTGATTATAAAAAAATTACAAAAGAAGAATTAATTTTTCGAATTATGACATTCGACCATATTCCAGAAGAGCCAGGACGTAAAAAGAATCCAAAAACAGTTGCAGACACCAAAGTTAAGCTAAATTTTCCACCTTTCCAGCATTTTAAATTTGACGAAGAAGACAATTTAGTGTGTGTAGGTAAGTCGCACTGGATCGGCGGCATGGAGAACGGACATTTTAGTATGAAACATGCTAAAGCAACCGATAAACTTGCATTAATGTGGATAAAATTGTGCGAAAGATACGCAACGAGAGGAAATGTTCGAGGATATACTTACAATGATGAAATGAAAGGCCAAGCAATACTGCAATTAGCACAGATTGGTTTACAATTTAACGAAGCAAAGTCAGATAATCCGTTTGCTTATTATACTGCCGCAGTTACTAATAGCTTTGTTCGTGTTATTAACTTAGAAAAGCGTAATCAAAACATTCGAGATGACATTCTTGAAATGAATGATATGAACCCAAGTTATACTAGACAACATGCTGGAGAATGGGAAGCAGCACTCAGACGTGAAAAAGAAAATAACGGTTGACTTCAACCACAAACGATCATATACTATTAATAAGATAATAGGGGATTTATATTTTGTTTAAAAAGGCAGCTGTCTTTACTGACATACACTTTGGTTTAAAAGGCAACAGTAAAGTACACAACAACGATTGTGAAGAATTTATTGATTGGTATATCGAACAAGCAAAAAAACACGGTTGTGAAACCGGTATCTTTTGTGGCGACTGGCATCACAATAGAAACAGCCTTAATCTTACAACAATGGATGCTACAATTCGTAGTCTTGAAAAATTAGGCAAAGCATTTGACAAATTTTATATGTTTGTAGGCAATCACGACTTGTACTACAAAGACAAACGTGATGTTAGTTCAACTATATTCGGTAAACACATTGAAGGCATTACATTTGTAGACGAAATCTACGAAGAAGAAGATGTTGCACTTGTTCCTTGGCTGGTAGGCGAAGAATGGAAGAAGATCGAAAAGATTAAAGCCAAATATATGTTTGGTCACTTTGAACTTCCTAGCTTTTACATGAACGCTATGGTACAAATGCCCGATCATGGCGACTTGCGGCCGCAACATTTTAAAAATCAAGACTATGTGTTTAGTGGACACTTCCATAAACGTCAAGTACAAGGCAAAATTCATTACATTGGTAATGCATTTCCTCACAACTATGCAGATGCAGGTGATGACGAACGTGGTATGATGATACTTGATCGCGAAAACAACAAAGATCCTGAGTACATTAACTGGTGGAACTGTCCTAAGTATCGAACCATTAAACTTAGTCAGTTGTTAGACCCTAATAGTGATATTATCAAACCTAAAATGTATCTGCGTGTTACTATAGACTTGCCTATCAGCTATGAAGAAGCACAGTTTATCAAAGAAACATATATCAGCCAGCACGGTTGTAGAGAAATTACACTTATACCACAGAAACAGATTGAAGAAATTACTACAGACTTAGATATTTCAACATTTGAAAGTGTTGACGAAATTGTATCTAAAGAAATTACTGCAATCGACAGCGAAAACTTTAATAAGAAAACGTTGTTAGACATTTACAACGAGCTATAATATGATTAAAATTAAAGACCTTACAGTAAAAAACTTTATGAGTGTGGGCAACCAAACTCAGGCAGTAGATTTTAATAGAGAAAAACTAACTCTTGTACTTGGTGAAAACTTAGATCAAGGCGGAGACGATAGCGGAAGTCGTAACGGTACTGGTAAGACTACTATTATTAATGCACTATCGTATGCATTGTACGGTACAGCACTTACAAACATCAAACGCAACAACCTTATCAACAAAACTAACTCAAAAGGTATGGTTGTATCGCTAGACTTTGAAAAAGACGGTAATCAGTATCGCATCGAACGAGGACGTTCGCCTACTTTCTTTAAGTTTTTTATTAACAATGAAGAACAGATTGAAGATGAGTCACAAGGCGACAGTCGCAAGACGCAAGAATACTTAAATGACTTGTTGGGCATGTCGCATGACATGTTTAAGCACATTGTTGCGCTGAATACATACTCAGAACCGTTTCTTGCAATGCGCACTAACGACCAACGTGCTATTATTGAGCAACTTTTAGGTATTACTATTCTATCTGAAAAGGCAGAAAACCTAAAAGAGCAGATTCGTCAAACAAAAGATGCTATTACACAAGAAACACTGAAGATTGAAGCAATACAAACAGCCAATAGTAAGATCGAAACTACTATTACAAGTTTACAGAACAATCAACGTGCTTGGCTTGCTAAAAAGGAGCAAGACTGTGCTAAATTACAGCACGGAATCAGTGAACTAGAGCATTTAGACATTGAAGACGAACTTGAGTCGCACGAAAAATTAACAAACTGGACAGAACTTAACACAGCAATTACGGCTCTTAATAAAGAAAAAAGCACACTAGACTCTGCACTATTACGTGCCACTAGTTCTGTAGAAAAAGCTGAAAAAGACATCGCAAATCTTGACGATGCGACTTGTTACACTTGCGGACAAGAGCTTCATGCAGACAAAAAAGCCGAAATTGAAACACGCAAAGCTAAAGAATTATCAGATGCAATGGCGTATCAAACAGAAGTTGCAGGCAAACTAGAAGAGGTGTTAAAAGCACTTGCAGAGATTGGTGATATCAACGGACGTCCTAATACATTTTACGAAACTGCTAAAGAAGCATACGAACATAGACAGAATGTTGACAGTTTGAAACAGGCATTGCAATCAAAGCAAGACGAAGTTGATCCTTATCAGACACAAATTGACGAATTAAACACAAGTGCTATACAAGAAATCAGCTGGGAGACAATTAACGAGCTTACAAATTACAAAGAGCATCAAGAGTTCTTGCTTAAACTGCTTACAAACAAAGATAGCTTTATTCGCAAAAAAATTATTGAGCAAAACCTAGCATATCTAAACAACAGACTTACATATTATCTTGATCGTTTAGGTTTGCCGCATCAAGTTGTATTCCAAAATGATCTAAATGTAGAAATTACACAGCTAGGACAGGATCTAGACTTTGATAACCTGAGTCGAGGTGAGCGTAACAGACTTATCTTAGGATTGAGCTTTGCATTCCGTGACGTTTGGGAGAGTTTGTATCAAAATATCAACCTGTTGTTTATTGACGAGCTGATTGATAGTGGTATGGACACAGCAGGCGTTGAAGGTGCGCTAAGTGTTCTTAAGAAAATTGCACGTGAGCGTGAAAAGAACATCTTTTTGATCTCGCACAAAGACGAACTAGTAGGTCGTGTTAATACAATCTTAAAAGTTGTAAAAGAAAACGGCTTTACATCATACGAGAACGATTTAGAAGTTGTAGAATGATAGATGATGACACACATGACAAGCTAACAAAGGCTTACATGGAATATTTCAAATCTAACGAGGCATATATGTCTCGTAAGTCTCATCGTACACACTTAGCAAGTCGCAGATGGTTACGAAAAATACGCGAGCTTGCTAAGGAACGCATGGAAGAAATACACGAAGATTACCAAACCAAAAAAGAGGCAGAACGCAAAGGCACCAAATAAGTACTGCATGGAGTGGACTTATCAAGGCAAAGTAATAGAAACAATACCAGACGAATACGAAGGCTTTGTATATCTTATTACGAATCTAACTACTGGGCAAAAATATATAGGCAAAAAACTTGCAAAATTTAAAACTACCAAACCTCCACTCAAAGGCAAGAAAAATAAACGCAGAGGCAGCAAAGAAAGCGATTGGAGAACCTATTGGGGTTCATCCGATAGACTAAACGCCGACGTTGCAGCACTAGGCCCAGAAAACTTCACAAGAGAAATCCTATACCTATGTAAAGGCAGGGGCGAAATGTCCTATATCGAGGCAAGAGAGCAATTTGACCGCCGTGTATTAGAGAGCGACGAGTATTACAATGGAATTATTAATGTTAGAGTTGGCGGTTCCGAAAAATTGCGACAGGCATTGCTAGAACATAGCATCAAGGCAAAACAATCCAACACATAAGGTTGGCGGGCCAGTTTAGAAATACCGCTGTGGAAAAAGCTACCGTATAGGAGCACACGTAACATGCTGAGCGGCATCCGGTAGTAGGATGTTTGATTGGCATAGATGGAATGTTGGCTGTCGAAAAACTGCACATTACACATAAAAACTCTTTAGCACAGGAACGAAGCGAGAGGTAATGTATTATAAACTGCACATAAACTTGCTTTATGTACATTTTATGTTACATATGTCGACGTAGGTTGGGAAAGGTCAGAGCCCATTGTGTAGCAGAAAACACCTACTTCCAAGTCTCGGCTGGTGGCGAACTCACATGAAGCTATTTTTGAGATTAGATGGAACCGTAACAGGTTCCGTCTGACTGAAACAATCTACATGAAACTTAAACATTATTACTTCGTAATAATGCGTTTCATATAATATATCACTTCTATCACGCATAATCAATTACGAAGTAAACAGTTTGAGCGATAGCGAAAACTTAATTCGCTCAGCGAATTACATAAATACTTTTGTTAGTATTAAGGATTACCATGAACGTTTTAGACATTATTAAAATTCAAGAAGAAATTGACATTGTTCCATCTAGTACAATGGGACCTGATGGAAATCCTGCAGGATTCAATGTTGTTGATACAGATAATAATAATCGAGTATTAAGAACATTCTCTGATGCTGGTGAAGCAGAAGAATTTAGAGATGAAGCTAGGGCAACACAAGCTAGAGCGCAACAACGAGTATCAGGTGATAAGGTTGAAGTTGACCAGTCTAAAAAAACTGGTGCATTTAAAAGAGCATTTCAAGGTACGTGGAGAGAAAGATTTTCTCGTGCAGCTAGAAGTGTTAACTTTTTAGCAACTGTTGTTGGTGTTGCCACTGTGGCTACAACATGGAGAGAACATCAAGAATATCAAGAAGATTTAATGTTTGCACATGTTTATGGCGATAGTCAAGGAAATAGATTAACATCTCAACAATATATAGAGCTTTCAACAAGAGCGTACGAACAATGGGTAACAGCAACATTAGTAATTGCAGTACCAGCATTTGTAACAGCAATTAGAGCAGGCGGTAGAGCAGCAGCAAGAATAATAAGAGCTCTTAGAGGTATTAATGTTGCAACGTCAGCAGCAATGGCAGTAGGCGGACCGGTAGGTATTGCAGCCGGCGTAGTTAAATTTGTTTTATTTGAAGCTGCTATGTGGGCTGCTATTTGGGTATTAAGTAGTACAGAAAGAGCTCGATCAGTAATAAGATGGTGTATTGCTAACGAATACGAAGATGGTATAGCAGGAATTGCATCTAACGCTCAACAATTTGCTACATCCTTAGGAGCCGATGCAAGTCAAGTAATTGGCAATGTTACAGGAGCAGCAGTATCCGGCATACTTGATATGTTTGGTGCAGAAGAAGCATCGCAGGATGCTGAAAGAGCACTAAGTGATATTAGAGATCTTGTTGGACAACGACCTGATGCAAGAGCTAGAGACGTAGCAGCTGGCGATCAGTTAGGCGGTAATGATAATGAAGAAGACACGGCTCCAGCATCAAGCAGTCAGTCAATGGTTCCGCCACCACCGTCAAATTAATGGCATTCCTGTCTTTTTAGTTGTTTCTATATTTTCGCCGATTACTTTAGATAAAATTTCTAAATCTTCTAAGTCTGTATCGTACAGTAGTGCATCAGAAGAAACGCCACCACGCATGTACCAACAACTTTGATATACATTGTGTTTAATTTGTTTTACTTCTGACTCGTAGTCTTTGGCTAATTGAATTATTTCAGAGTCTGGCGTGTCAATTAGCCTTCTGCGAAAAAACTTGCATAATCCATTGTAGGTGTAATTTTAAAGTTTGAACCGCAGCTACCGCATTCAACTTCAAAATCAGGAACAGCAAACAATTTATTGTTA